TAATAAGTTTTTACCATACTCATTACTTCGTGATATCCAACCTATAGCATCTCCAAATGGACCAGAAGGAGCTGAAGTCATATCTACTGCTTCATTATTTGTATTTTCTCTAAATATTTCTAACCATGATGGAGATGGTTTGTGACTAATCACACCACCAATACCTTCACTTAAGATACTTTTTGATTTAAGTACACTTACTGTAGAATCGTAGCTAGAATACTGATTAATATATTCAGGAAATAGATTTTTTGCTTGTTTTAAGAAATGATCTTTATTTCCTTTTCCTTCTTTAATAAGGATGTATTGTTCTTGTAATGTTTTCATTTATAATGAGTTATTAATTGTAAAATAATACTGCTCCTGAAGATAAAGAAGCGCTAGTTACATAAATAGGTACAGTAAATCCTGCAGGTACAACCCAAGGAGTTGTTAATGAATTTCCATTAAAATCTTTTATACCAGTGAAGGTAGCTGAGCCTGATACTACTGTAAAGCCAGCGTATGAACCAGTGATTGATGTTGTAGTTACTATTCCGGTTGTGTTAACAGGTATATTTGCCATATTAGTCTTTAAATAAGTTTATTAAGTCGTTTAAATAATCGTTTGCTAAATCAGTACCATATAATACATTAAAATTAGGATTATTTTTATAGTAATCTAATGTTTTTTGTTTTGCGTTTTGTAATAATGGTAATAATTCGTTTAATTTTTGTTCTAATGTATCAAATCCTTCTAATCTAGATTTGATAAATGTTTTTAATTCTGGTTTATCTATGTTTAAAGAATCAATATAAGCGTCTACATCTAATTGTGCTTCGTTTACATTTTTTTTCCACATTTGTTTAACTTCAATTCCCTTTGCCTGTTTATTTAATGCTTTTTGGTTAACTAACTTATATTTAAAGTTTTTAACATAAATATTATTTGTTGTACCTTTAGAATTAGTATTTTTTTTATAAGCAGCATCGGTTCCTTCTTTTTTTACTTTTTCTGCTGTTTGTGGTCCTTCACCTGGACTAAATGCCCCTGCTGATGCTCCACCTCCTGTACCTGACTCTTCTTCTAAATCAATATTTAAATTGTTAAATTTTTCTTGGTTATAATTATCTAAATATGGTTTTAAATCTTGTTTCCAAACTGCGGTTTGTGAAAAAGCTATATTATCTGCTTGTCCATGCTCTCCTTGTGTAGCTTTATCTAAGTCTTGGATAGTAATTTTACCAGTCTCCATAGCTTTTTTAAATGTTCTAAATTCATTAGATGGGCTATAGATTTCTAGTTTATTTTTTAATAATTCTTTACCACCAAAAAGCCAAATCCACTGAAGAGCTGTATCAAATTGTCCGTCAATACCTTTATGAATACTAACTTCTTTTAATGTTTGTTTAATGATACTTTTTAACTTATCCATTTACCTTATGTAATTCTTCTAGTAATTCATAGTAATGAAGTAAATTAGTCATATCATCATTATTAATTTTATCATTTTTATCTAATGTAACTAAAATATTAGACACCTCATTAATTTTAATTTGAGTTGTTTTGTCTTTAACTTTTTTATTTAATTTAGTTAAATCAGATTTAATTTCTGTTACTTTAGTATTGTAAAAATCTTTTAATTTAGATGGATTATCAACACTGTTGATAAATTCTTTTAATACTGATTTTTGTCCTTCATTTAAATTAGCATACTTAGAATTAAATTTTTCTAATAACGCTCTATAAGTTAACATACGAATATCTTTATCGTACGACTTAAATTCTTCCATTAATGTATCTTTAGCAACTGTTGTGAGTGGTGCTGAAGTTAAATGTTCTAATAGAATTAATTTATTTGAAATTACTTGATTAGCTTCTGGTTGGTTGATACCATCATACATTTCTAATAATGTATAGAACGCTGCTTGTGTTTTGTAGTTAGGAAGTTTAGTTTTAAAAAATTCATCAACATCATAATTTGCTTTAATTTCTTTAATTAAATTATATTTTTGACGACGTAATGCTGATTTATTTAAATATTTAGCACTTTCTAATAAAGTATTGATAATGATATCTGCTTTGCCTTCGCTTAACCTAATGTTGTTTAACAACGTTTCATATAACTTATACTCTTTTCCTAACTCTGTTTTTACAAAGTGTTTTTTTAATATAGTCGCTGCCTTTGAGTCTACACCTGACAATGTATCAGACGTAATTTGTCTGACTAAAAGTTCAAATAAAATGCCAGTATTCTTGTATTTTGAATGTTTAACAATCATTCCTAAAGTGTTTTATTATAAATATATAAGGATTATTATTCTCTAATTTGGGATTCATCTAATAGCGAATCTCCTGGTTTTTCTCGAACAAATACTAATTTTTTATCAACTTGTTCAAATAAACGTTTATTTCTTGCGAAAGATGATTTAGCATTTTCTAAAGCAAACGGTTTAGTTGTTGATTTACCATATCCGGGTTGGTCATCAGATTTCATATCTTTAACACCTAATCTATCACGACCTAATGCGCTATCTTGTGTATTAATATTAGATACTTTTTCTTTTGGACGACCTAATTGTGTATCATTATCATATCCTGGTGGCAATTCACCTTCTGGTTCACCATTTTTACTATATAAACTAGCTAAATCATGTGGTGTACCATAAGATTTACCTGTTTCTACTGGGTCATTACCTTCTTCTCTAATTTGAGCAATTCTAAATTCACGTTTTGCGTCCTCAATCATCATATCTCTATATTCATCATATGAATCTTCAGAGAATCTGAATACATTGTCATAAACCCAATCAGTAGGCATTAATTTAGTTTCAATGATATTTTTAGCTAAATCAACTTTTTCTTTCATTAACATAATACGTTCTTGATCGTATATAATAGATGGTGTAGTTAACGATAACTCAAAGTTAGTTAATTCATCGTTAGTATAACCTTGAACATATAAATGTACTAATGCAATTTTATATAATTCAGACAATGTAATACGTTGAATACGATCAATTGTACGAGCGAAACGAATATCTTCTGCTGCTAATGTTGCTTTACCTTGTAAGTCTTTATCATAACCTAAAAATGCTTTAGGTACTTTTAATGCTGCGAATAACTTATCTCTTAAATATGCAACGTCTTGAATACCATCGTAATCTAAACCTTTAGTATTTTCAATACGTGTTGCTTGGTCATTACCTCTTACTGGAATATAAAAATCTTCTAGTAAGTTTTGCATGTTATATTTAACATTATATTCACCTGTCTTTTGGTCCATTAACGGAGTACGTTTCATTGAACTAATAGTTTTCTGCATAAATGCTTCAACTTCATTAGGCGGGATAGAACCAACATTAATAAAGAAAGTACGTTTTTCTGGTGAACGAACTACACGATGGATTAACATCGCATCTTCCATTAATGCATATTGTTTATATAAACGACGAGCTGGTTCTAAATAAGATCTACCATATGGTAAATAATTAACATCTGTAATTAATCTAAAGTGAGCAACCTCATAATTTTCAAAGAAAATACCTGGTTCATTTTGACGACCTAAATTAGGTGTATTGTAATAACCATCACCTGATAAAAATCCTTCAGGTTTAAATTGGAAACGAACAGACGCTGGTTTGTCTTTATCATAATTTTCTTGTCTTTCAATATGATACGCTGTGTATGGAATAACATTATATACACCAAATTTTTCAGCAATTTCTAATCTTAAGAAAAAATCACCATATTTACACATTTGACGAATCCAAGACCATAAATTAAATTCAATATTTAATACATCATAAAACAAGTTATATAATACTTGTTGAATATCTTCGTTATTTGATCTAATTTGTAATACCTCACCTAAATCATTTTTTAATGTAGATTCATCTGAAATAATATCAAGAGCAGAAGCAACAATAGCATCATAATCCATGTTATCATAGTCTGAATAAACCATGGTACGTAAGTACTGCCAATTTACACCAATTTGAGAACCTAATAATGAGGTAGAGGCAGGTGAGTATAAACGATTATACCTATCCATCAATGAGTTAGTAGCAATATCGCCTGAACGTTGAATTGAATCAACATCCATTACTTTTAATTCGTTACCTCCTTGATTACGAATGATAACGTCTGTTGAAAACAGTCGTTGTAATCGGGTAAATAAACTTTTATCAGCCATTTTTATTTTTATTATATACTATAAATATTTACAAAATCCAACTAATGTCCTCCATTCCTTTATCTGTTTCTAACATATATGGATTTTTTACTTGATTTGGATTATAAGCACCAACATACGTACTCTTACTCATATTGCCAAGCGTAGCTCGAGTCATGTCGTGACCTTGTTGTTGGAATTTTAAAGACGTATCTCTTAAATACATAGCAATACCAAATGGCATTACTAAGTCATCATTATAACCTGTTTGAGCTTCTGGTCTACCGTTTTTCCATACGAATAC